TAGCCTTATCTGCTTCTTCTACAGTCTCTTCTGTTTTTTCTGGCGGAATCCAACTAGCCAAAATTTCTAAAATTTCAAGTTTTGTGTTTGCTTCAAACAACTCTATGTTATTTTTCTTTGCGTATGCCTTTAGTGCCATTACTGTTTTATCTTTTAATTGATCCATTGTTAGATTCATTTTTTTTCTCCCGTGTTCACTTGTAATTATACCATCAGAATGACAATAAGGAGGACGGTTATTATGCCGTCCTCCCTAGTACGTGATGATTATATTTTAGGAATCAGCACTATCTGAGTCAACATATGCGACTGCATCTAGTTCTTCCCAAGCAAGACCAAATCGTACGAATACTGTGTATTCAATTGTGTCTTTCTTTGGCTTGTATTCACGGTTTACAGTGATGTCTCTTTGGAAACCCCATACACGGTTAGCAGGGAATGTTAAATCAACATATCCTGCTGGGTAATAAGGAACTTCTAATACATCTACACCTAGTACACGAGTTGTACGTGCATTACCAAATGTTTGTGCATTACCATCCATGTAATCTTGGCGCATTGCTTGAGTGCTACCAGTGCGATCAGAGAACGCTGCTGAGATAGCATCTGCTAATGTACCGTTGTTACGAACAATACCAGCAAAAGCATCAGTACCTGCATAGAACTTAAGATTGCTCTTAAGTGCACGGTATTTACGAGGCATTGCTAATAGCAAACCTTGCATTACTGATGTTGTGAAGTTGTTGTCTGATACTGTTGCAGCATATTCGTGAGCAGCATTTCCTACTGTTCCACGAGTTTGCTTTACGAAACCAGACATGATGGACAAGAAGTCTCCTGTTGCTCCATCACCGTTAATAGCAAGATCTTCAATATCGTTACCGAATGCGTTGGTCATTAATCGTACTAGACGATCTTCCAATGCTCCGCCTTCAATATTGTCTTCAAGTGCTTCAGTTGTTACTTCCCAATCAAGACGAATCTTTTTTGTTGTTAGTTCAACCTTTGTAAATCTTGCGCCAGTGTTTGTGTAGTTTGGTGAGCCTTGTGATGCTGCACGAAGTACACGCTCTCCGACGTTGACTTTTTCAATTTCCATGGTGTTTGCTCTCATGGTGACACGACGGCCATCTTTAGCGAGGACAGTTGCATCCCAGACGTAATCAATGAAACGTTGTGCTTGTTCAGGACGTAGAATACCTCCTGCGTTGCCAGTTGGATTGACTGCGTTATCTCCAGTTGTTACACCGAAGCCAGCAGTAGCAGTGTTACCAAGTTGTGAACCTACAGATGATCCTGCAGCGTTCAGACCTGTTGCACTACCTACACCGCCAGATACTAATGAACCTTCTGAGTTAATATCACTCGCTGGTGCACTAGAACTTGGATAGTTTTTTTCTAGATTTGTGTTTTGTTCCGACATTATTTTTCACCTCCTAGTGATTTTTACCTTAGTTAAATAGGTCGGCATTTGTGAGGAAACGACCGCCCCATAGGGATTTGTGAATCACTTGTGGTGATTCCTGTACGATCTCGCCTAGATCGCCAGACTTGCGGAAAGCGGTATCTTGCTCTACAAGATCTACTCGCTTGCCAAACTCGTTAAAGTTGCTCTTAATACCGTTAACATCTGATGTTACTGCATCAAGAGACTTTGTTACTGCTGTTACCTTCTCGTTAAGAGATTTGATAGTTGCAGCAAGATCGCCAAAGGCATTAGTAAGAGAAGTATTAATTTCTGAAACTGCCTTGGCAACTTCTTCTTTAACATCTGCAATAGATTTTTCCACTGCATTCTCTACTTCAACTGCTGCTTTTGCAACAGAAGAATCTGCACTAGCATCATCTGATTTAGCAACAGCAAGTTCTTCAACTGCTGGTGCTTCTTCAGCGACTGCGGGGGTTTCTGTTGCTTCTGCAACAACTTTTTCTGCTTCTGCAACAACTGCTGCTTCTGCATTTACCTCTGCTGGCTGTGCCTCTGGAGCAACCTCTGCATTTTCAACTACAGTTTCTACAACTGCTTCTGTTGATTCTGTCATTGGATTTACCTCCTTAGTAATCTTAATTGTATTAATGCCTTTAGCACTATCAACTAAGAATTTTATCATTTCTGCGTTATCTTTATCATTTTTTTCTATAAAACCAATATTTTGCATTTTGTTTCCAGTTACTGGACTTGTTACTGAATCAGAGTCTGAGACCATAACAATACCGTTTTCTGAATCCCAGAATACGTTTTCAATTTCTGTCTTTGACAAGTAACCTTCAACAACATTTTGGCCATTTACTTTTTCAATAGAAAGTATGTTTGCAAACTGATTTGCTGGATTATCTACAAGAGAAAGTTCGTGCAACTCATAAGTTTTAATTACACGGATTGTTTTATCAATCTTTTCATCATAAGCATCATCCCAAGTTTTTATATTTCCACCAATTGAAAAACCAGTATATGTTCCGTCTAAAACTTTTTCCCAAGCATCTTGTGCGCCTTTAGAAACATAAGCAGATACATAAACTCCGCTATAAAACTTTTTATCGCTAGGATCAAAATATTTGTCTTCTTTAAAAGAAACAATTTTTCCTACAGCACTTGGTTGATGCATTTCACGAAGATTGCCACGGAAATTCTTAAAAGCCTCTACACTAGATTCTGTTGTGACGATGTCGCCTTGACGGTCAACGTTATCAAGCGTAGCAAAGCCAGACACCATACGGCGTTCAACGTCTACTTTTCCGATGGGCATTGAAAGGCGAACATTGTTGCCTTTAGTTTCCCAATGAGCCTTGTTTGTTAACATAACGTTATAATTATAGCACTGGTTTCTATACTTTTCTCAACTATTGAGACGATCTACCCTCACCTTGTGCATTACGTCCAGATATTGTAGTTGGTGAATCAGAATTGTTATTTGTTCTTTCTGAATCTCTTTCACGATTCCCTGCTAAATTTGCTCTAGCATCAGTTGCTTGTCTTGGTGACATTACAAATGGCTCATCTCCATCTGCTCTTAATGGCAAGTCTAACTTTTCACGAGCCTCATTTGGAGTCATAACCTGAGTCTTTACATATCTTTCAAGAATCTGAGATTGTGCAATTTCGTCAGTTAATGTTAACTCATTAAATTTAAGTTCAAGAATATCTGTTTTTTCTCTAACAACCTTGTTTATGATTTTCTCTAGGTGTCTTTGTGCTGGACGAGATACTTGCTCTTTAAATGTGCGATCTTGAGAAAGTGCTGCTGCTATACCTGCAGAGTCTGCACCACCCAGTTTTGAAATAGGAACTTGATGGGCAATTAGAATGTCATCACGATTTTGTTTACGATACTCTTTAAATGAGCCATCTTGTATACCGTTTTCAATTGGCTCCATCTTAAACTCAACCTTATTGCCCTCTGTATCTCCAGGAAGCGGTATATAAAGGGTTCTGTGTGACTGAGCCTTAAGACCAGTTTGTAAAAATCTAAACATCTTATCTTCAGCGTCTCCTGATAGTTTTGCACCTTTTAAAGTTACAACATATCTTGGAACAGCCTTGTTTTCAAAGTAGTCAATATTATATTGAGAAGCAAGTTGATCTCCGATAAGAGATGGCATTGCTGAAATGATGTCTGGAATACCATAAAATGTGTTTAAGGGTGAATACTCTTTAAGATGAATAATCTCGTTAGGTCGTGGATCTGTACCTAAAGGATTTGCATTCTTTGCTCCAAAGTTTCTAAAGTAAACCACCTTTTGACCAATAATCTGCACAAATCCATCACGTAAGCGTCGTATACGAACAGTAGTTGCAGGAATGTGACCAAGGTAGCCAATCTCTCCAGCAGTTGTTCTACCAACTTCAATAAATCCATTACCTGTTGCTTGAAGATCTGTATAGACTTTTTCCATTGTTTTTGTAAAACTATCATCATCATTTAAATTTTCTAGCCAGTCACGTAGTTGAATCTTGGCTCTTTCAATACGATTGCGAGCACGTTCTACCGCTTCTGCGTCATCGTTCATTTCAAACCTTAATAACGTTCTATCTGAAATATCAAAACGATATCCAAGACCTACAACGTTTTCTACCTTAGCATCAATAGCAGCATGGTTAGCAAATGATGTGTCATAAAAGTTTGCTAATTCATACATGTTATATGGAGGGGTAATTACGTCAAATAGTCCATAGCCATTTCTATATACCGTGCCAGGATTGATTTGTTTTGATCCCGCATTTGTTCCAGATGGGGTTGCGTTTGCTGCATCTAAATATCTTTCATTAAATTCAGGAGCAGCATATTTTGTTAAGTTGCGAGTTGTTCTGCGACGAAAGTTTTGATCAAGTCCAACGTAATCTTTTAAAACGTCCCAACTTTTATTAAATGGATCGTGTGATTTAAAAGCATTATCTTCTCTTTCCTGTGTATTAATACTTGCACGGATATATTCTTCGTCACTCATCCATAGCCCCTCTTCCATGCTTTTCTAATGTTTGTTGTGCTGCATGCCAAGCACCTAAATCATTCATTGAAGGAATTAAACCTTCTTTTAATCTTGCTTTTTGTTCTGAATACTCTTCTTCACTAACCTGAGTTAACCCTGGAACAAACACAGCCTTGCCAAGTCCATCATCTCCGTAGTGAATTGCAGCCTTTTTTAACTCTGCAATTTTTGTAAGATCTCCACGATCAGACGGTATATTTAAAACTGAGCCTTCATCGTCTGTAAACCATTTACCA